TAATCGCTATGAGTATGCTTATATTGCTGATGAGTATCCTGACGATATTCTTTGGGATGTCAGTAAAATACTTATTGCCTATCTTGATATCGAAGTTGGATCCGAAAATGGATTTCCTGAACCAAGAGATGCAAACGAAGCAATCACAGCAATCTCTATCAAAGTCAAGGGTAATTATTTTGTGTTTGGTTGTGGCGATTATGTCAAGCATCGTGACGACGTGCACTATGCAAAGTGCCGAGATGAGTCCGATCTCATACGACGATTCCTCGACCTATGGTCAAGGTGGCATCCAGATGTAGTCACTGGTTGGAACGTCGAGCAATTTGATATTCCATATCTTGCGAATCGCATCACCAAAATCTTTGGTGAGGATGAAGCCAAGAAACTTTCTCCTTGGAATCGTATTAGCAAACGCGAAACAGTGATGATGAATCGTCCTGTGCAGTTCTATGATATATCTGGAATTGCAATTCTTGATTACATTCAACTCTATCGCAAGTTCACTTATTCGCAGCAAGAGTCGTACCGACTGGATAACATCGCTCATGTTGAGTTGGGTGAGAAGAAGTTAGACTATTCTGAATTCGAAAACTTGCATCAACTTTACAAACACGACTATCAAAAGTTTATTGAGTATAACATCAAGGACGTTGAACTTGTTGAGAAACTCGAAGATAAGATGAAGTTGATTGAGTTGGCGTTGACTCTTGCGTATGATAACAAAGTAAACTATGACGATGTGTTCACGCAAGTAAGAATGTGGGACGCGATTGTTTACAATCACTTACTGAAGAAAAAGATTGTCATTCCCCAAATGAAGAAGGGATCAAAGAGTTCCCAATATGAAGGTGCGTATGTTAAGGATCCTATTCTTGGCATGCACGAGTGGGTGGCAAGTTTCGATCTTAATTCTCTATACCCACATCTTATTATGATGTACAACATCTCGATGGAAACTCTGATAGAGCCAACGAAGCACACTGACAACATGCGTGGCTTTATTCAGAACTGTAATGTCAATGTTGACAATCTACTCAATCAAGAAGTTAACACTGCAATTCTAAAAGATCTCGGAGCCACTGTAACTCCGAATGGTCAGTTGTTTCATGTAAACAAGGGTCAAGGTGTTCTACCTGAGATTATGGATAGTATGTACAAAGATCGTACACGCTATAAAAAATTAGCAATTGAAGCCAAAAAGAAAATCGAAACTGTTCTTGAAGATAAGAATCAAGTGCAGTATCTTGAGAAACAAGTCGCGCGATATAACAACCTTCAGTTGGCAAAGAAAGTCACGCTGAACTCTGCTTACGGTGCACTTGGCAATCAATACTTCCGATTCTTTGATATTCGTATCGCTGAAGGTATTACAACAGCAGGTCAGTTGTCTATTCGTTGGATTGAAAAGAAGATCAACGAGTATATGAACAAACTTCTTAAGACTCAAGATGAAGATTATGTCATTGCCTCAGATACTGACTCGATTTATTTAAATATGGGTCCATTGGTCAAGAAACTTTATCCTGATGTGTCTGACACCAAGAAAGTCATCAAGTTTATGGATAAAGTTTGTGATGATAAAATCCAACCGTTCATTGATGCGTCGTATGAAGAACTAAAAGAATATGTCAATGCATATCAACAGCGCATGGAAATGAAACGTGAGTCTCTTGCTGATAAAGCAATTTGGACTGCGAAGAAACGATATATTCTAAACGTTTATAACAGCGAAGGCGTTGCATACACTAAACCTAAACTCAAGATCATGGGTCTTGAGGCTGTTAAATCTTCTACACCATCTGCTTGTCGTACGAAGATTAAAGAAGCAATCAATATTATCATGAATGAGACTCAAGATGACTTACATAAGTTTATCAACAAGTTTCGTGAGGAGTTTAAGAAATTGCCTGTTGAAGATATCTCATTCCCAAGATCTGTGAACGGTCTTGGTGAGTATGGTGATGCAGCCAGTATCTTTAAGAAGGGCACGCCGATTCATGTGAAGGGTGCGCTTGTTTACAATCACTTCTTACGCGAATTGAAACTGACTAAACGTTATCAACAAATTCAAGAGGGTGAGAAGATCAAGTTTGTATACCTCAAACAACCAAACATCTTCAATAACAACACTCTTGCTTTTTTGTCTGGTATACCAAAACAACTTGATGCGGAACAATATATAGATTACGATCTTCAATTTGAAAAGTCTTTTTTAGAACCATTAGATATTATTCTTTCGTCAATCGATTGGCAAACTGAAAAGATCGAATCATTGGATTCATTTTTTGGATAACAGATGGCATTATTGGCTCTTATAGCAGGATTATTATTATCAGGAACCGCAGCATATTATTCTATCATTGGTTTAATTGCCATTTTTCCTGGAGCAGTTTTTGCAATTTCATTGATGGGAGCAAGTTTAGAGTTTGCTAAACTTGTTGCAGCCTCTTGGCTTTATCGTAATTGGGATATTGCACCCAGAGTAATCAAAGGCTATTTTATATTTGCAATATTGATATTGATGTTCATCACATCACTTGGAACATTTGGATACTTGTCAAAGGTTCATCTAGAATCATCAATTGGTGTTGCTGATAAATCGCTTGAAATTGCAAGAATAGAACAACAAATAGCCAGTGAGCAAAGACAAATTGATAATGCGCAACGTGAACTAAAGTCACTAGACTCAGTTGTTGAGAAGTCTTTTATAGATGGCGCAAGAATTCGGAATCAGCAAAAAGCGGAACGAAGTGCACTTAATTCTGCAATTGAAAGTTCAGATGCTAGAATTGAAACGCTAACAGCAGACCTAGTTCCTCTCCGCCGTTCTAATATAGAATCTGAAGCAAAAGTTGGTCCTTTAAAATATATCGCAGAATTGATCTATGGCAAAGAGCAAGCAGCCGACTATTTCGACAGTGCTGTTCGATTTGTAATTATATTGATTGTTCTTGTATTTGACCCTCTTGCAGTCTTACTTTTGATTGCTGCAAATATATCATACACGCACAAACTAGTAGAACCAATTTTAGAGAAAAAGAAAAAGGTTGACAAAAAGCCGAAAGATAAGTATAATAAAAGTATGAGGGACAGCATCTACAACTTTATGATGCGCGATGAATTTGGTATTCAACACACAGATAAGGTGAATGATAATGAGTCTATTAGAGAAATTAAAGAAAAATAGCACGATTAAAGATACTGCAATTCTTTCTAAATCAAAGTTTTTTGCAGCAAAAGATATGATTCAAACGAGTATCCCAGTTGTGAACGTTGCGTTCTCTGGTGATCTTGATGGTGGTTTCACTCCTGGACTTACAATGTGGGCTGGTCCGAGTAAGCATTTCAAGACTGCATTCAGTCTCTTGATGGCAAAAGCATATCAGGTAAAGTATCCTGAATCGGTTATTTTGTTTTATGATTCGGAGTTCGGTACTCCGCAGAATTACTTTACTTCTTTCGGCATTGACATGGAGCGTGTGATTCACACTCCGATCACAGACGTTGAACAATTGAAGTTTGATATTATGCAACAGTTGAGCAACATTGAGCGTGGCGAGCGAGTCATGATCGTAATTGACTCAATTGGTAACTTGGCTTCGAAGAAAGAAGTTGAGGATGCGATGGATGGCAAGTCGGTTGCTGACATGAGTCGCGCCAAGCAAATTAAATCCCTGTTCCGTATGGTGACACCACACCTCACCTTAAAGGACATTCCTATGGTTGTAGTAAATCACACCTATAAAGAAATAGGTTTGTATCCCAAGGATATTGTCGGTGGCGGAACAGGTTCCTATTATTCTGCTGATAACATCTACATCCTTGGTCGTCAGCAGGAAAAAGACGGAACTGATCTAATTGGATACAATTTTATTATCAACGTGGAAAAATCTCGTTATGTTCGTGAAAAAGCCCGTATCCCTGTCACAGTTCGCTTCGATGGTGGTATTTCTAAGTACAGTGGTCTTCTTGATATGGCACTTGAGTCTGGTCATGTTACGAAACCAAATGTAGGTTGGTACGCAAAAGTAAATACTG